GATATTGCAATCTTGGCTGCTGGTGAAGATCCTATGGGTCATATCAGAAACCAACTTGCAGATGCTATCAACAAACTAAACAACGCTAGATTGTTCTCACATTTAGCAGGTTTGTTTGGTACTGCATTATCTTCAAACAAGCTAGATGTAGCAAAAGCTGGTGCTAGTGCAACAGAAGCTAACTTCTTAACAGCTTCTACAATTGCAAGAGCAAGAAATCTTCTTGGAGAAAGAGGTGAGGATTTAGATATTCTTATCGTTCACCCAACAGTTGCTTACTACCTATATCAGGTTGGTATGTTAACATTCTCAACTTCTGCATTATCTACTGGAACAGGTATTCAGTGGGGTGGTGGTGGAGTTGGTATCAGTGACAGAGCAGTTGGCGAATTTGCTGGTTGTACAGTTGTTGTTGATTCTGCTGTTAACACAGTTGCACCATCTAGTTCTTCTGGTCATCAGATAGAGTTCTTCTGCTATTTGACAACATCAGGAACAATTCTTGAAGGACAGCAACAGGCACTAAGAATTGAAGCTGAAAGAAATATTCTTTCTAAGCAGGACGTTCTTTCTGTTGACTATCACACTGCGTATCACGTTATGGGTACTAAGTGGAATGATGCTGCTGACAATCCTACTAATGCAAACTTAGCTACAGCTAACAAGTGGGCTATTACATACGATGCTGACTTAATTCCATTAGTACAGTTAACAGTTAACTCTCCTCTTGATACATCAACTTATTAATATTATTATTAAGTTGCTTGATCTAAACCTCATCAATTATTGGTGGGGTTTTTTCTTTACGCTACAATAAAACTAAAATTAATTATTCATCGTGGCAGCTACTATAACAGCAACATTATCAAGTGCTACTGCAAATAGCTATGTTACTTTGGCAGAAGCTGATGATTACTTTGAGACTGTACCAGATTCAAGCACATGGGTTAATAAAAGCGAGGATCAAAAGAATAGAGCTTTAATAGCAGCTACAAGATGGATTGATAGTTTTGTATTTTTTGGTGATAGATGTGATGCAGGACAATCTTTAAAATTTCCAAGAAATAATTATCAGGTTGATGATGTTGAATTATCTTGTACTGTAATTCCAAATAATATTAAATATGCACAATATGAATTAGCAAGAGCTTTGGCAAACGATACAGATGCAATGACAGGTAATGTTGGAACGAATGGAAATATTGCTGAAGCCAAGCTAGGTGATTTAGAAGTTAAATATAATGTAAATAGTCAAGGTACAGGTTCAGTAAATAATATTATGGATGTATATCCCTGGCTACAAAGTTATCTTGGTGCGTATATGATTGGTGGAGCAGGAACTTATCAAATGAGAGTTGTAAGAGGTTAATATGTCTTTAATTGATAGTACTTTTAAAGCCTTACCAGAACAGTTGCTAAATACTTTTGGTATTAATGTTACTTATATTAAAGCATCTGAAACAAAAACATATAATCCTTCAAATGGAGAAGTAGATGGAATTGATAGTACTTTATCTTTGAAAGCAATAATTAGTAATTTAAGTGGTTCTGTTTATGAAGGAAATAGTCAGTCAACTGATTTAAAAATTATTTTTGGTAATAAAGAATTGGGAACATATTATCCAAAGGTACATGATCGTATTCAATATACAGAGGATAGTAAAGACAAAGTTGCAAGAATTATTAGTATAAATACATCAAGAGGAGATAATCCTATTTTGCACACAGTCATAGCGAGGCCTCAATAATGGTTAGAAAAAAACAACCTTCAATTACAAATAATCTTAAAGATCTGCCTGATATACTAAGAACTGCTATTAATGAATCAGCGAGACATTGTGCTTTAGAAATAATAAATGATTTGGCTAAAGAAGGTCCAGCTTATACAGGTATATTTAGAGATAGCTGGGTGGCAACACCTAAAAGTCCTTTAGCTAAAGGTGGTGGTGCAGGCGAGTTTCCATATATTATTTCTGATATACCAGAATTATCTTCAAGAAAACAAGAAGTGCTTCGTAAAACAAAATTTGTAATTGAAAATACTCAACCGTATGCCGTATATGCTTTAGATTTAAAAGTTGGAAAATTTAGGCCTGATGTTGATGCTAACGGTAATCCATTTCCTCCCTTAAAATCACCAGTGCAAGAAGGTCGAAGAGGCCCAGGGGAAACTTTTAGAGGCCAGATAAGTAGTGGAGATGGACAAGCTAAAAGCACCGCTGAATTAGATTGGTACACTACTTATGTATTATCAGGAGGAATAAATCGTGCATTAGCTAAAGGTGTAAAATTAGGATTTAAAATATGAATTATCAAGGAATAAGAGCAGCCTTAGAAAAGCCAATAGCTGATGCTTATAGTGCTTTAACGCCTGAAATACCTGTTTATTTTGATAATTTTGGTGATGTTTTAGCTGATGCTGACAGTGAATTTGTTTATATTAATATTCAATTTGGCCTAACTACAGAAATAGCATTAACATCATCTTTAGATAATGTAAGAGGAATAATTACAGTAAGAGTTTTTAGTGAAAAAGATAAAGGATCAATTAGAAATCAAGAATTAATTAACACTGGTTTTACAACTATTCAAACATTAAATAATACAGGGCAAACAAGTACAGGAATTTTTATAAGGACAGGTGAGATAAATGGTCCTACTTTTAGTACAGATAGACCATTTTTTATTTCAAGATTAGAAACAAATTTTCAAGCTACAGTAATTTCTTGAAAGTTTAGTAAAATATAAGCTATCCTAAGAATATATCGGGTAGTACCCGTATGTTCAAACCTTAGAATTATTAAACATGGCTACAGTTCTATCGGGTACTTCAGGAGCTTTATTTTATTCTCCTGCTGGTACAAGCGTAACAAATCTTGCAGCGTCAGCTTTTCCATCATCAGGAGGAAACATTACTGTTGGAGGTCAATTAGGCTACCAAGTCAATGACAAAGTAACACTTGCATATCCATCAGGTTCTACAGTTACTAATGCTATTCCAGCAGCAGATTATTTTGTAAAGACTTATGATTCTTCAACTGGTGTAATGACTGTTTCTTCAACAGCAGGAGGAGCAGCGGTAACCGCTTCAGCAGCACCTACTTTTGTCTCTGGAACATTCGCAAGTATTACATTTACAGCACCAGAAGTAGTTGGATCAGTAAGAGATTGGAGTTTTGAAATAACAAGAGCAGAGATTGATGTTACTGAAATAGGTCAGACTTTAACTTCTACTGTTCCTTTTAGAACATTTATTTCTGGTTTTGCTGATGGTAGTGGTTCTGCAAGTGTTTATTCAACAGATGATGACACAAACCTAGCTACAAGATTAGTGAAAGATGTTCTTCTTCGTGAACAGAGCGGTGCAAAAGTAAAACTCTATATTGACCGTGTTCTTACTAGTGGAAGCGTTGATGATACTAAAAGTAGATCAATAACTGCTGATGTTATTCTTACTTCTGCAAATTTCAACGTAAATCCAGATGACGGTCAGGTCGTTGAAGTAGCATTTAGACCAAGTGCTGCACCTACATTTGACTTCACAAAATCATAAATTAAATTTTTATAACTTAACAAACCTCAGATTCTCTGGGGTTTTTTTATGTTTTCAATTAGAATGGTATCAATATTATATTATTTTTATGGCAAGTAATCTATCAGCATTACAGCGTTTACAGAAGGCAGCAAATCTTGAACCAAGAAA